CGTCAATATCGCGCCGGCGCCGCGCGGCGTGCCAATCTGCGGCCCTCTGGGAGAGTGCATCTAGCAAAATATCCTCTACCAGGCTGCTTTGGGAGCGTCTTTCGCGCCTCGCTGCCTCTGCTAATTTATCGCAGATTTCAGCGGATAAATGGAGATGTTTCTGGATCATGGCAATTTATTTTCACTTTTTTTGATAAAAAGCACCGTTTGGGTATTGCAAAGGTAACACAGGGGTGCTACATATCAATAGGAAGGAAACAGGAAACAAGAGAGAAAGGGAGAAGGAGATGACAGTTAATGCGGTTGAGATTGGAAAAACCGGGTTCCCATTGGGAGGTAAATTTTTGGGTAGCCCACGGCTCTGGGTCACCACTTACGGCAAATACAACGACGGCCGATTGATCGGAGAGTGGATGGATCTGGATGATTACGCGGACCGGGACGAGTTCCTGGCTGCGGCGGTCAAGATGGTCAATGAGCACGACCCGGAATTGATGTTCTGCGACTACGAAAACTTCCCCTGGAGATGGTACAGCGAGAGCGAGGCGCCCCCGGCCGAGCTTTGGGAGTGGACGGACCTGGACGATGACGACAAGGAGATCCACGCGATGCTGGTCGAGGCCGGGATCGAGATGGGCGTTGTCGATGCCCACGTCTACCGAGGCGAGTTGATCGATTACGCCGCCGAGCTGATCGATGATGGCTACAACCTGGATGAGTTCGCAGCGCGGTATTTCGACTACGAAGCCTTCGCGCGGGACATGAAGATCGGCGGTGATGTGGTCGAGCTGACCGACACCAACGATGTCCGGGCAGATGCGGTCTGGCTGTTAAATCCCCACGAATAGAGAGGAGAGAGCGATGACGAAAATCTGGAAATTTCACGATACCGGCGAGGCGTATGACGCCGCGATGTGTGATGAGGAAATGAAGACCGGGGACACGGTGTGGTGCACCAAGGCCAAGGCCGGCGATGAGATCGACACCCCGGTGGTTGGCGTTGTGGACACTTGGCCGATGGCCGTGACTAAGGAGGCTGGGCACTTCCACAAATTTGCCATTGCCTGGGGCGAAACTCATCCCCCAATCCGAGCATACCCCGATGGCGTCAAGCTGGAACACGTCCTGGCGGCGATCAAAGTCGCCAAGGAGCTGGGCCTGGAAGTGGACGATGGATTTTAGAGAGGAGAGAGCGATGACGATGAAATGCAAAAACAAAGTTAGCTACTGGGTGCCGCGCGGCTACGACTACCGCGAGACGTTGGTGCCTTGCGGCGGCACCGATCCCCACGGCGGTCGAGCCGTTTGTGACGAGTGCGGATCGAACGCCGCAAAGATGGCAGAGATCCGGCGGCACGAGGAAGACATCGAGGCGGATAACGCCTGGGCTCACTCGGCCGGCTATGGCGACTACTAGGAAAGGACTGAAAGAATGACGATGACGATTGAAGAAGCACGCAAGATCGTGGGCAAGGGTTCGCCCCGCTCGGCGCTGAAAAACATGGTCTTGGCCTTATCGATGCACGCCTGGAACAACACCCCGGCGGAAGACTTACGGCTCGAAGCGGCCAAGCTGATTTTGAAAGGAGGGAAGTGATGAAGTTCAAACCCGAAGATCTGCCGCTTTTGAATGCCTACGATTGGGTAGACGGAGAGTTGGTTGAGGTGAAGAAGCGGCCGCATGGTTTCACCAATGATGACAACGTGCTGACTGTCAGCGCGGAGGTTGGCGACGGGTTCGCGGATTACTACGGCGAGTTTCGCGGCGGCTGCCCATACATCGACCCGGCCCTCGAAAAATGGGCGCACGAACGCGGTCATTTCTGGGAATGGGTAAATCCGGGCGCCATAGCCCTTTACGAAAACTAGAGAGGAGAGAGCGATGAAATGTGTCCTGTGTAACGAAGATATCAAGCCCAACGCTGTCGGGTGGGACGGCGGGAACAATGCCGAACCGCTGGCGGAAGGCCGGTGCTGCGATGCGTGCAACGAAGACGTGATCGTCGCCCGGATGGTTGAGATGGGCATCCTGGATGCCAAGTCCACGGACGGCGCCAACAGCATTTTCTTTGAAGTTAAAAAGAAAGGGGGCACGGCATGACAAACCCAACCGTTTCGGAACTGGCGGCGCTTCGCGAATACGCCGAGCGCAAGGGGCCGGACTGGAAGGCGAAACTGTACGAGGACTGGTGGCATGGCCGAGAGGTCAACGCCATCCCGGACGGGCATCTGCTGCGCCGGGTACGGAACAACTTCGGCCCGAAATGGCTGAATAAATTTGAGGAGAAAAAATGCTGATTGCTAAACACTGGTTCGAGCGCGGCGGTGAGCGACTGATCGTCGTGCTCAAGCGTGGCCCGAAATGGTCGCGCGTGCTTGACTGCGGAGATCTACACCCGCGAACTATCCCGACGCGTGATCTCGATAAGTACAGCCGTGCGGTGGATGTGAAGCCGCGTAAGCTGGCCACCAGGATCGACAAACACCGGAAGCTCTACAAAAGCCTTGGGATGTTTGGGTCGAAACGGTTCACCGATAAACCAGTGCGCGAGGCGGTCAAGCTGCTGCGAGAGAAGGAGGTTACATAATGTTGCAAAGCACAAACGACCCGGTTAGCATCGACGCGGAGGAGATCGAAACATTGCCGCCACATGCCGGAAAATTTGTCGCGTATTATCGCGTCAGCACCAAGCGCCAGGGCGCGTCGGGGCTCGGCCTCGATGCCCAGCGCAAGGTGGTCGAGGATTTTCTGAACGGCGGCACCTGGTCGCTGCTCGGCGAGTTCACCGAGGAGGAAAGCGGTAAGCGCACGGATCGTCATCGGCCGCAACTGCGCGCTGCACTGAAAATGTGCGAGGAAGAAGGCGCCACCCTGGTCGTTGCCAAGCTCGACCGCCTGACGCGCAACTTGCCGTTCCTGACGCGGATCCTGGAAAGCGGGCAGAAGTTCGTGGCTTGCGACATCCCGGACATGGGCAACCCTGCACAGACCAAGTTCATGCTGCAACTGATGGCCAACGTGGCCGAGTACGAGGCCGATCTGATCAGCCAGCGCACCAAGGACGGGCTGGCAGCAGCCAAGCGTCGAGGCACCAAGCTGGGCACGCCATCGCCAAAGAAAGGCGCCAAGGCCGGCGGTGAATTTGTTCGTCAGTCGGCCGACGATCTGGCGCTCGAAGTCGGTCCGATCCTAGATGAGCTGGAAAAGTACGGCTGCGTCACGCTGGATCAATTAGCAAAGGGCCTGGCTGCGCGCGGCGTCAAGACCGCGAGAGGCAAGACAACCTGGTCACTGTCGGCTGTGCGCAATATTCGCCGGCGATACCGGGAGCTCGTCTTCGCTGCACGCATCGCGGCACACGGGAAGGGGGAATAAAATGACAGACAGCCCAGCCCGTCAACGGTTGCTACTTTTTATATCGACTTTGAAGCCGATCATCGAACAAGATCTTGGCGCGCTGGTCACGGCTGATGACGAGAGATATGACCTGCAATTCGAGAGAATGACAAGGCTGATCGCGACAGCGCCGGCCGTCGCAGATTTGTTTCGGTGGCAGCGCGTTGAAATCGCCGCCGCGCTGGTCGGCTACCGTGCGGCAACCGGCGGCGTGCGCGTTGATTACAAATCACCGACTAGATATCTCATGCTGCTCCGCCGCGCGCGCGCCTTGATCGCCGGCGACTTCGAGCAACATGCCACGCGTCAAGACGTGATTAGCCAGGCGGAAAGTTACGGCGCCTCGGAAACGTCGGCCAGGCGGCTGATTGATGACACTGAGGCTCAAGGCCTGATCACCATCTGTGATTGCCGTCAGAACCAGTCGAAGTTCGTGGTGCCCACGGGCGGCTGGATGCGAAGCCACTGCGTCAAGCAGCTCTGCGTCATGCTATACCGATATTCATTATACCGGTTGAGCGGCGATAGCCTGGCTTCCGCGACTTTCCAGACGAGATGGGTCAGAGAGTTTGGGTTCAGACAAAGCACGCTCGATTTAGCGGAAAAAATCTGGCGCGGCCTGTCGATTTGATAGGCGCGGGAAAATCCAAACGGCGTAAATCTGCGATTATGCCCAAGCGGCCTGTCAAATTGACGCCAGATCCATGTCAAATCGCTAGGCGACAAGGCGTCGGGTTTTCTTATTATAAATGAAGGAGGTAGATGACTTGAAATTACCGTACCTAAAAGAAGAAAGCGCCGGCGGTCGCACCTATTTTTATGTGCGTAGACACCGCACAGGCACGCGCATTCGGATCGACGGGGAGCCAGGCAGCGCGGAGTTTCTGACCGGGTACACCGAGGCGCTTGTGTCGCTTGGCGCGGGTAACGTCGAGACGCGCGACAGTAAATTCACCTGGCGAAAGGTCGTCTCTGGGTACTACGATTTCCACGGCTTTAAAAATCTCCACCGAACCACGCAGCATGTACGCCGTCGTGTAATCGAGCAATTCTTGCCGGCGATTTCGAGAGACGATATCAGAAAATTCACGGTGTCGGACGTGATCGATCTTCTCGATGCAAAAGCCAATCGGGGTGCACCGGAGGCGGCGAAGACCAGGCTGAATGCTTTGCGCGCAATTCTCGATTATGCCGAACGCCGAGATCTGGTGTCGGTCAACGTGGCGAGAGACGCCAAGGTTACGAGAGCCGCGAGGTCTTTAAAACGCAACCCCGGTGGGCATACCCCGTGGACGAGAGATGACATTGGGAAATATTTTGAGCGCTGGCCGCTTGGCACCAGAGAACATCTTATGATGTGCATTTTATTGTATACCGGTTGCAGAATCTCTGACGCCTGTAAGCTGGGCCCGGTGCACGAAAAAGACGGCTGGCTTCGTTGGAGGGAAACAAAAGGCAGCGAACGCATCGAGAAAAAGCCGACCGAGGTGCCAATTTTACAGCCATTGCGCGCGGCCATCGACGCTACGCAGCACGGCGATCTTGTCTACATGATCAATCAGTACGGCGTTTCGTTTTCTCCAAAAGGCCTGGGGCAGCAGTTTGTTAAGTGGGCGCGAAAGGCCGGCGTAGAAAAAGGTCTGTCAGCCCATGGCGTCCGTAAACTGAGCGCAACAATGGCGGCGGATGCCGGCGCAACGGAAAATGAATTGATGGCAATGTTTGGTTGGCTGTCTCCGAAACAGGCAGCAGTCTACACCAGAAATGTTGACCGGCCGCGCTTGGCGCGTCGAGCAGCAGATCTCATCGCAAACGAAGTAAGAACGTCAGCGCCTAAGGCTGGCGCCTAAGTATGAGTAGATGTTTAAAATTTTGGCAGAAAACAAAGGAATATAGGCGGGGGCTGGAGGCGCGGGCCGTGCTTCGCTTTTTCAGTCTTTTCAATGACTTAGATAAAATTGATGCGCCTAATTCCTTGTAACCCAAGGAGTTATCATGCGACCTACATTACACCAACGGCTTATAGCAGAGCACGTTTCTCGTGCCACCGATTGCGGCCGGCGTGAAAGCGGCCCGGCAAATTCCGGCATAAAATTTACGCTCAATTTTTTCGCGGCGGCCGCAATTTTCGCGCTCGGACTGGCCTTCTGGCTCGTCACGCCGGCATAGGTGCATCATGGATAAAATTATTGGTAAGCTGTCCGACGATGCCGTCATGTCATGCAGCCGGTTGCCGGCCATCATGGGCGTCAGTGGGTTCTCTACACCAAACGATGAGCTGCGAAAATCAATCGCATCGCTCGATGCCAGGGCTAAGAATTTGCCAGAGCCGAAACGCGCCGCCGCCGGTGAGGCTGCTGACTGGGGCAACAAGATGGAGAACGAGATCTTGCGTGCGACGGCCGAGCGCCTCCAATGCAGCATCGATTATCAGATCACCGAGCGCGTGCAACATGATGAGCTGCCGTTGCAGGGATCTCTCGACGGCATACTCGAAGGCGATGGCCGCGTGATCGAGCACGACCCATCCGCTGGTATCTATGTCGTCGGCGCCGATAGCATCGCGCTCGACGGGCCAGGCATTGCCGAGGCAAAGTTGACCGGCGTAATGCCGCTTGATGAACCGGCGCCTTACCGAGGACCGTGGCAATGCCAAGGCTTAATAATGTGCACCGGCTACAAGTGGTCAGCGATTGGCACTCTGTATAGAGGCACCGAGCTGCGCATTTAC